GGTAAGTGTGCTTCATCGGTTGGATATCCAATACTTGTCCATCCCAATTGATTGGGTTTTAATTTACACACAATAGTTTTCATGCCATCTACAATTGGCGCACTATGGTTATCATTATTCATTCTACGCATATTATTCCAGTTTAATGCAGCACGAACATGCCCAGGCATATTAGCCTTTCCTTGTTCCTTCTCTAAGTTGCCGTATTTTGTTAAATTATTCACTCTTTTCGGTGTTCCTTTTTCCCAACTCTGCATATTGTGAAACTTATGCTTAAAGTCCTTGGCATGATCAATGACATGTTCTTTGGATGATCCCGTCAATGTATCATATAATATATCGCTTAGGAAATCTTGAACTATAGGAGGTGTATCACTTCGTTTAAGATCCAATCCCATTGCTTTTACTTTGCCAGGCTTACCATCAGTGTCCAGTCGGTCGCCTTCGTTATCATACACTAATACTGCATATCGTTTTTTAGTAATAAACAACGCACTTTCTGCATTGATTTCACGACCACATTTAATAATTTCACCCTTTTCATGGGGTGCATGATGTGCAGTAGCCATGTATTTAGGAAAGCTAATATTAACTTCATCTGCTATTTGGTCATATAGTTGAATAGCTAAGTCTTTATTCCATTTCTGCTCTCCTGCTTCTACTGCATCTTTTAATACTGGCCATGCAGAGAAATATGCTGAATCTGTGTTATGCACAGCAATATCATTTGCAAAAAATATCGGCTCTTTGTTTTTTATAGAAATATCATATACGTATTGAGTAGTTCGCTCTAATTTTTCTATTTTGGTTATTCGTTGTCTGTATGTTTTAACCATTTAACACACTCTTCGATAATAGTTGATTCATTTTCATTATATTCTGATTCCCAAATAATTTTAGTTTCGATGCCACGCTGTTCTTTTAACGTGTCTATTTTTATTTTATCCTTGTTCCAAATGTCTTCTGCTAATAACCCAATGTGTTCGTGGTAAAAGTTGCTATTATAACTTTTTGGGTTGCAATGCCAGTAATCCCCGTTAAATTCAATTGCTCTTTTATTATGCACTATATCGTAGAAATATGCTCTATCATTATACACACAATATTGTTTAGTATTTACTGAATAATCAAGTTGTTCTCCTAAATGTTCTTCCAAACGTTGTGCAAATTTGCACTCGGCGTTACTTGAAAATCGCTTGGCGGTTTTGTATGACTGCAATATGGAAATAGCTTCTTCCTTGTTGCAAGTATGACGCAATGTAACACTCTCCACTGTATGCGCTTTCATGTCGCAAACACGGCGGTAATGTTTTGTTCCTTCTGCATCGCCGTACTTTTCTATGAAATACGCAATTGTATTAGTATAACGCTGTTTGTCACAATATGCAAGCCATTTAACTGTGCCGTTCTCCTCGCCGTGCCGCATTATCATACTTTTTAGTGTTATCGCTCGCGATTTGTTATACTGTTTAAACTCCTCTTCGGTCCACCCATATTTTTCCTGTTTGTATGCAAAACTATTAGTGTCTGCCTGTTTTTGTTTATACTGCTCGAACCGGCTTTGCCCTTCTGCCTCCCCATATTTGCGTTGTAGATTTTTTAGCGTTACGGCAGTACGGCCCCGCAACTCTTCGTCCACTAACTCTGCATTAGGATAAACTTTTCTATATTCTGTTCCATTCTTAAATCTCCCAGTACATTTGTACTTGAAGTGAGTCCATTGTAATCTTGTCCCTTTAAATCCACACTCTAAACATTCTGGCATATGCACATACTCCTATCTGTATAGGAGTATTTATGCTAAACGGATATTATTAGATCGTCCTCCAATAATTCAACAGGTGTAATTTCGTGAATGGAACCATCGCGATCAATTATAATACTATGATCTTCAGTTACCGTAACACTTTTACCATCTTCGACTGTTATTTTATACATTTGCTTATCAGTCTTATGGCGCATTACATAACTAATTTCGTTATATTCTGCAACATCGTCTACTGAGTTATATCCCAGTACTTTAGTATCTTCGTCTGTTACTATTGCATATTCTTTGCCGTGTTCTGTTTCTACTTTGTGCGATATACTATTGTATAAATCTGCAATAGTACTATCCTCTTCCTCGAATACACGAATCATCGAATCGCCTGTAACGCTATCACCATATATAATACATTCTCCATCGTGTTTGTATTTGCCAGTCAGACATTGGTTCACATAAGCATCCATGTGTTGTGCAATAGCACGACCAGTTAACGTGGTTGATTGACCAATTCGCTTATCAAAAAACCGACAATGCTTGTTAAGAATCGCACCATACAATGAATTCAATAGAATTTTCTTTACTAGTTGGCGTTTATCCCAGAACGCAATATCTTCTTTGGTGGTGCTTTCTCTTTTCTTTTTCTGCATAACTTTACGTTCGGCATACCATCGTTCTAATAATCCAGGTATGATGCCTTCATTTTCATATGAAAAGATGGTTCCATTTGCACTTAATGCCCAATTACTAGCTGGGTTAAATACAATATCATATAATTCAGATGCCATATGTTTTGATGTTTTGCCATCATCCCAATCAACATCTATTTCAATATCAGATCTCTTGCCCATTACCTCGGAATATTCTAACGAACTGAATAACCCCTCCCATGCACCAGCGAATGTTACTTGCGTTTCTCCTTTCCGCTTAGTCATTTTATCTTTGATATATTTGTCAGTTTTGGTAGGTCTTAACTGTCCAATAATCGTTTCGGGTGCCATGTTCAATGACCGGATAATTGATGGATATAGACTATTGATATCTATTGATCCGATCCATTTGTGAATACCTTTTTTTGGATAAGCAACATATGCGCCAGCCGCCTTTGTATTCATTATCTCCTCTTTGGTTTTGTTTGGGACTACAAAACCACGTTCATGTGCTTCATTAATAATTGCCTGTTCAATCAGTGCAACCGACCCAGCAGTAGTTGGGATCAGCACAGTATTCGCATGTGCTAACTCGTTAGCTAAATCTAAAAATTTTAATTTCCTATCTAGTTTAGCTAGTAACATTGTATCTTGTAAGCTATATTCGATGAATTTTTTAAAATCCTGGTTGTACAGCTGGTCTAATGTTCCCTTGTATGGGACTTTATGTTCACCAAGTTCATATTCAGCAATTGCATCAAGTGCATACGAATGCATTTCGTGATATGTGTATTTTTGGTATAGTTGCATATAATCCATATGGATTCTGCCAACGAGATCATATGTTTGTTGTTCCTTGCCATATCGTTCAAATGTGCGTTTTTTTGGAAGTTTGTTCCATAAGCAGAATTTCCTAGTAGCATTCTTGTTCATTATCTTGGTAACACGATTTACTTGGTATGGGATATCATATGCTTCACTGTTCCATCCTGACAGTACATCAGCATCATCAATTAGTAGGAAAAAAGCCTCAACCATTTCTACTTCGGTATTGAATAGAATAACATCATCCTTCTCAAATCCATTAACGATATCATTTGCTTCCGTTGGTGTTAATGTAGAAGGTGCAATTACGAGACAAATTAATTTATCTAACCAATTAAGATACAATGAAATTGCAGTTATTTGGTTGAATGGATCAGAAGTTGGGGCATACCCCCTTTCTTGGCAAAAATCTGTCTCAATATCAAAGAATGCTGTGTGTAAGGTTGGTGAATCTACATCTTGGTAATTCTCAGACAAAAAACGAAAGACAGGGTTAAAATCACTCTCATATATTTTTTTATTGTTGTGAATTTTTAACTCTTTGTAAAAATCTGCACTAGACTTGCATTTAACACGGCTAACAGGTGTTCGGTGTGTGCTTTTGTATTTTCCATTCGGGTCATCGTAATAGAATTCATAGATGGCAGGAAAATCTTTTAATATCCTTTTGCCATCTATGCGTTCTGCTATCTGTATTTTATCATTATCGCGATCATAGATCGCATCAATATACGACACTACTCGGTTTTCCCGACTGTTTCAAGTATGGTTTCTAGCAATTCATGATCATCCTGTGCTTGGTGAAAGTTTTGTTTAAATGCTGTACGAACAGCCTTTTTCAAAACACTAGGTTTCACAACTAGTTCTTCGGCGATTGCCTTAATCGTATCATTAAGACCCTCATTTAGAGTTTGAACTTCTGACATAACACTAACCCCCTCATTAATAAGGTATGTTAGTTTAGTCTTCTGTTCGGTGTTAAAAATTGGTATTGGCATTTGTTATCCTTTTATGTAATGGTTAATCTTAATGTATATTATACCATTAACTATATTGGATCGCAATACCTTTGTGAAAATTATATCATCGGTTGTTCATCTTTTGGATTTTGAAATGCTACTAGATTATCTTCTAATTCTCGCTGTGCCATTTGTTTCTTGTGATTGTGAGAATTAGTATGTGTATTTTGGTCAATATTTATCAATGAA